CACTAGATCACTAAACATTCAAGACGCCAACGGCTACACTTTTCAAGAAAACACATGCAGAGGCACAGTTTGTGCGGCACTAAACGGTGATCATACAAAATGGGGCCCGTGGCACTCCCCGGCGCTCTTTCGATTTGCATTTGGCGCATTTTCCGCTGTTATCGGCCGCGAAATGGTGCTATTGTGCACAATGTTTTGTTATGAGGGAGCTATCAAACTCGATGAAATAATGCACGAGATGTGGCATGAATGGGTGAAGCCCACATTCAACTGCGAGCGGTTGTCGCCCGAACTGCAACAATTGTACCAATACTTCGAGCTACATCAAACCGCAACAATCCCAACAGCTTATGATATGGGACAAGGAATGTATCATCTGACATCCAGTTTGTTTGCCCAGTGTGCAGCGTGTGAGCGGCAAGTCCTTGTAACTGCTGAAATGCAAGAATTTGGTCTTTCCGTTACTCTATCGGACATTCAGGGATCCGATGACATCTTATGTGGCATCAATGTTGGACGACCCTTGAGAGGTGAGTCATCCACACGATCAATAATAGAGATGAAGCGCATAAGTAGAGAAGTTAGGAACAATTGGGAGGAGTATGAGGATATTCCGTACGACAATGGACACTTGATGAGCCCGTACCAGATGGCAGTGCTCCTGTTCACGTTTTGCGCAATTGTTCAGATCAACAGAAGCGCGAACCAAAAGTTCTCAGAGAAATCAGGTTTTACCACAGTGCTAACAGAAATGAACTCATTGTTCAAACATGGCCCGATTAGCATCGACCCAACTGTTCGTGAATCGACGCCATTGGCAAAAGTGATCGTGCAGGGCACACACTTCGAAACACAATTGGCCCTTTTCCAAGCCGCCAAATCAGCTGCCACATCGAGTGTGAGCGAATTGACATTGACAGCCCTTCTCTTGCACAAACAAAGTCGACAAATTCAATTCTACAAGCTCGATACAACATGGAACCCAATACAAACCATATGTGACGCGTTGTCTTCATCAGATAGGCAACCTGTCCCTCGATACATGATGCCTGTCGCACTTGGTGGTTTGATAACGCCGTTTATTCATGACATTTTGCTGTCCAACATGCAAAGTCTGGAGGATTTTAAACTGCAACAGTTGAGGATCATGAACTCTGCCACGTCGAAGTTTCTGTTTTTGCTATATGCGAACATGTGTCACCACCACATGATGAACACAAACATTGACGTTGATTCCAATGATGTCTGGGAAATCGAGGGCATACCACATCCTAGGCTGTCATACGGTCACACAAAGAACAGTTTCATGATGGAAAAGCTGTCCGATGTA